AGCCACTACGACGTGTGTTAAACAATAATGTACCACGTGGGTATAATTGATAACTTGGGCAATCTAGGTCAGTGTAGTTACTGGTCAACAAAGTTGAAATCGCTGGAATACTACTATTGATTGGGTCGGCTGTACCTGCACCGTCCCAACGAGCATCAGCAAACACAATACCATTTTGGCTGACATGGTCTTCAACGTTGATTGCTACCCAGTTAGATGGAGTAGAGCCTGTACCGTTAATGGTGTTGCGATACAAACTTGGGAAGTTGACCAAATCACTGCTGTCTAACCATAAGTCGCCTTGTTTCAGCGATGTTACTCCGTCGCTTTGTGTTACTGGTGCTGTAGGACTTACAATAACACCTGTGGGATCTGTGTTTACTAGATTGTAACCACGTGCATCACTGCTAACGGTGCGATACCCAGCCCAGCCACTTCCAGTGTTGATCATGATGTCAATCTGTGTAGGATCACTCCAGTACCATAATGTGCCATCTGCTGGATCCTGTACAGGTGCAGTGGATTGGTAATTAATGGTTTGTGTTACACTATGGAAATTACTGCAAATTACGTTATAACTTCCAGTAGCGGTATTGATAGTATACCCAACACCAGACTCATAAACAAACCCTGCTTCTTGTAATGGTATACCAGTGCCGTTTACGAATTGCATTTGTCCACCTGCAGTATGACTAATAGTAATAGTCTGGCTATCAGCATTATAACTAGCAGTAATGTAAGGAATATTGGCTGCTAAAATTGCAGCAACAAATCCTTGCGCAGTTGTAGCTCCGTTCAGCGATATAATAGTATTAGCTAAATTTGACGAGCCTGGTAGTGTATATTGGAAGTTAAATGTTTCGTTGCCAACAAATGCTGTAGACGGACTGGAAATACGACCGCCAGTCATGGTTGTTATTGTAGCAGGGCTTTGTACAAAGAATCGTAAAGCGTTAGCCGTTGTGTCTGGCGAATTTCTTGTTGCCATAACTTGACCATGGGCAATATTAATACCGCCACCAGTTGGATCTAAGTTATAGATTGCAAAAGAAGTTGCTCCATAAAATGGCACTGATTCTGGAACCCATTGTCCAGTTGACGCATTGTATTGTGACAATGCAGGGCTAAAGCCACCACCTGTAGCTGTTGTTTTCCACCAGAGCGAACCGGTTGGACGTGGTTGGCTGTCGGTTGAGAACCAACCTCCTGAAGGTGCCTGAGCATAGTTACCGTAGAACAGGATAGGTGCCCAGTAGTAGCCAGATGGAGGAGTAGTACTGATTCCAGCCAGGGCCAATGGTGCGTGTACTCCGTCAGTCAATGTCAATTTGCCATCAACTGCAGCACTTGCACCGCCGCTACGTGCAGCACTGGTTACAAACAGGTTTACATAACCGCCAACGTTTTGAGCATAAACACCTGCAATATTATAGGAATTGATAGAGTTAACAAAGTTTGTAGTGCCGGCACCTGTAACGGTCACAGTAACTCCGTTGATTGTTAGTGAGCTGTTATTTAAAATACTTGGATTGATATTTGTTGCAACAACTGCTGCACGACTTTGTTGCCAAGCAGAACTGTTGACTTGAACCCAGGTACCATTGAGTCCATAACTACTGGCAGTGGCCTTGTAGAATAAACGCAGATCATTGGGTGTGGTGCCATCGTTATCAACAGCTACAATAGCATATTGACCAGCTGAACCAACATAGTTGTAAGGTGTTGGTACATTGTATGCATAATTAGAATCATCAAATACCTGATTTTTGTCAGTAATAACCAGTGGAGTTACATTAGTGAATGTAGAAGTAGTAGCATTTAGTTCGTAAATACCCCATTGTGTAGTAGCGGTATTAAGCCAATATGTGCCATCAGCAGCAACTGAACTTGGGCGTACACTAGTACCTGCCAACTGATTTAGGTCAATGTCAGCACGAATAGCATACAACTGATTGCTTAGACCCAGGGCACTATAGGATGCCATTAGCCCGTATTCATTGATTTCTGATCCGTTTACCGGAGTACCAATTGAACTCAATTGGAATGAGGGTGTACCCATTGCTGTCACAAGTTCGCGCTGACTTGTAAATGATTGTAGAAGTCCGGCATTGGCCTTGCTGGTACCGGTCGCTGGATTACCGTTGTAGGTTTTATCCTGAGCTGTCGCTAATAAAACTAGTGGTATTGAACCCACGTTTGCATTAACGTATTGACTTTGATCGCTTATGGAGACTGAAACTCCTGGGGAAACTAGTGCCATGGTTATAATCCTTTATAGTACATGTTAAAGTTATTTATTCGAAAGGTGGTAATTTTGGTGAGTTACCCGGTGCCTTTCAAAGGTTTGCTATATAAATACCATATGCTCAAACGTGATTTATGTCCAAAATGCAACAAAAACCTGGTGGCTGTAAATTATATCAGCGGCGGAGTCCGGCATTACCGAAATAAGTGTGCCAGTTGTATAAGAAAAGACAACAAGATAAAAGAACCTGTGCCGCTCTGGGCTCGAACAGGATACAGGAAAAAAGAACGCTGTGAGGTCTGCGGCTTCAAGGCCAAGACTCTGCGTCAAATGTTTGTGTACTACATTGATGGAAATTTAAAAAACAACAATTGGCCCAATTTAAAAACTATCTGCGCCAATTGTCAAATTGAACTGGCTGGATCCAGGGTCAGTTGGAAACCAGCTCCGCTTGTACCAGATTTTTAATTTGGTCGTACAGATTGTCAAGAGTGCCGTTGTTATCAATTACCGCATCAAACTCTGTGCCAATCCAGGCCGTTTCGCTGGCATGTATTTTAAAATCTGCCAGGCGTTGTTGAGCCATGACATCACCGCTATTGGCCCGTTTGGCTGTGCTGTACCATACCGGTTCATCGCCGCGTTTGACCCAGACCACTCGCCCACCGGCCTGTTTTATTGCTTTGATTTCGTTGGGGAAGCGGCAATCGCTGACAACAATGTTGTCGTGGCTTGATCGCAGTTTATTTTCCAGACTGGCAATCCAAATATCATCGTGAAAACTTTTACGACATACTTCTGTGCCCCAAAGCTGTAGCACCAACCTGGGAGTCAGTCCGGGCATGTTCAAGCGTTCTGCCCACCAGGGATCCACCTGTTCTCGCCAGGCACGAGCTTCTTTGGTACGACCTTCCAGCAGTTCTCTGTCCCACCCAAATACCGCAGCAACCGCATCCTTGAGTGTGGCAGCAAACGAGTCGCGTCTAAATTCATGAAAGTTTACTAAAAAGTCAGCAATAGTGTCTTTGCCTGACCCAATAAAACCGCATACGCCAATTATCATAAAAAATGCCCTCAGTAGTAAGGGCATTATTACATATTCGTTGTAGTTTGTCAACTAGCCCATTAACCAAGTTAAGGGCTGACTTCCATCTACATACAGCTTAAGTTCTTCTTCTAATTTTTCCATTTCGGCCTGGGCTTCTGCTTTTAGTGTGGTACCGTTTAAGGTAGTACCACCTTGTGGGCCAGCAATCTGGCTAAACTTTTCACGTGCTTCACCCAGGATACGTTTGCAGAAACTATATGCATACTCTTGCACCCAGGGAAATGCATAGGTGTCGTTAAAGATCATTTGATCTGGCTTTTGGTTGAATACCCATAACAGAACAGATTCCTGTTGTGATATGTCTGGGTTTGCACCTTGCCAAGGCATCTTACGAACCACAATTAATTTTTTAGTAACAGGGTTAAATGTAAAGTTCATAAAACCACCAAACATTTTCATAGCTAGTTTTTGATAGTCAACAAACAATTCATAGTTTGTTAGACCGCCAACACGACCCGCTACCAGCATGTAGGTGTTTAAGTAACCTGAACTGAATGGTTCAAACTGACTGGCAGTTGTACCTGTTACACTTCCAATACCTCGACGGAAAATCTGACGCACCTGCATGATTTCTTTGGGCAAGATATATTCCTGTGTTTCAGGCAACAAGGTAAGACTTACATAACTTTCTTCTGTGGAATTTTGGGCACGTTGACGATACTTGATCAGGGCCTGTGTAATGCCCATTTCATAGTGTTCTTTATCTAGTTCAACATCAACAATACCATCAGCTAGTCGCATACGGATGTAGTC